TAATAGGGCATTATATGCCTCCTATATATCGTTACCAAGTTATTGCTGTGCAATCTTGTAGCTGTGTATGGGAGATGTGTAATGCTTCATTGGTTTTCCTTAGGATTTGTTAAGGTTCCCAGCTTTGGACCCTCGGGTGCAACTTGCTTACTATTCCCTGCTGGGAGGGGATACCTGCATTGCACCCAACATGCAGCGATGGCGTGTGAGGGTGCCAGTCCATCGTGTCGTCAGTACGGGACGAGATCCGTACTGAAATTTTCTTTATCATCATGTCAGCAAACGATATCATCTCACGAATGAAAGCGGGAGCAGGACAGAAGAAAGAAGAAGATGCAAAGAGACAAGTCGCCCCTAGCTACGCAAAAGCAGTAGTTAGGCAAGACGAGGTTGAACAAATCCTTGGTGAGCATAGCGCAGAGTTATCTCACAATACCGGTTTGCCTAAGAATGCCACTCAAGGCACGGCAAGGCAAGAGGAGCTTGTTCGATCTTGGTATGAGCGAGGTTCCAACCTTTTGACAGCCGCAGCGCTAGCCCGTATCCCAGCACGCGCTATGCCAACTAACGCCAAGAAAGTTAAGAGAATCAGTGAGATGTCCGAATTAATGGTTGGGATGGGTTTTACCCATACTCCGCAGGATTTGGCCAATCTCGCTCAGAGTCAGTATGCTTCTCATAGAGACGAATATGATCTTATCTGCTCAATCTTTGGGTGTAGCCAGAGAGCCTTTAACCAGGCTCCAAGCAAAGGTAAGGTTGTTGCCAAGACTCGTGAGGAGGCCGAGCTTGCCGTTCTACAAAGAGAATGGCAGCGACGCATAGAAGCATTTAGGTCGATTCCAGAAAACGTCACTATCAAAGAGTGTATGGATCTACTAAGTGCTCGTATAGCGGCCTCTAAGTCTGGTTTCGAAACCTATGATGAGGATTATGCATCTTCTCAAGATTTGGAAGATCTCTCAACATTTCTACCCGCACCTAGTGCACCTACCCCCAACCCTGCGACACCACGGCAACCGTGGCTTACTGCGCAGAGGAATAGGAGAGGACCTGGGAGTAGTGGAGGTAGAGGTAGAGGAGGGGTTTGACGTTGATCTTCTTTCTTTTGACTGTGACTGCTCTAGTTCTATTGGTTCCTCTAGGAGCAGCAGACGCAATCGGAGCAAAATGAAGAAAAGAAGAGAACTGTGTTCTGCTTTGCCCATAATCGGACAGGTGGCTCCCTATTCCATAAGTGTTAGTTCTGAGTATGACCGTAATTGGTTCTATTTTCTCAAGGAGAGTAACCCAGAGCTTTTGCTTGAATGTTTGGAATATGAGCTTCGCCCTGCTGATTGTGATGCTTTGTATGAACACTTGAGCAGGTATGCCTCTTGCCCTAGGAACACCATTAGTTTTGATACTGGTATCCCTTGGTTGGTGAGTCAGCTACTCTTGAACCGCATTCTTCCTAATGATTACAGTGTTGCGCCTGTATCTTCGGAGGAGGTCAGGGTTAACTGGAACACTTCCCCAGGTTACTTTTATCAAGCCAATGGTTTTCTTACCAAGGCTGAAGCTAAATCAGACGCTTTTCAAGATTGTAATGATCTTTGGGCGGATTGCTGTTGTGGTACCATTCCAGCAACCCGTCCTCTTAAAGCATCTGGTAGAGCTAGGCTTTCACACAAGAGCAAACCTGCTTCTAAGAAAGGTAGGATGGTACAAGCCCAAGATTTCAGAGATCTTTTGATATGTCAACGCGTCATTCAACCACTAATAGATGCCGTATCGCAAATGCGAAGCGGAGTTCCGGGTATAGGAACTTCGCACTTCTATGGTGGTGCTATGGAAAGCGCAGAAAGATATATTGGATGTATAGAAGTTATTGGTTTTGATATTTCGGGTATGGATACAGCCATGTGGCCAAAGGGCTACACGGGCAGACTGGCGAGCCGTTTGCTTAAATGCACATCGGCACCCATTGGTGTTAAGGAATTCATTTTGAAGACCTTGACCCATAGGGGCTTAGTTATGCCTGATGGTTATGTTTATGGAGTATCAAATGGTTTAGCTTCTGGGCATGCTTTCACATCATTGCTTGAAACTTTCCAAGTTATTGAACTGGTATACGTTGTTTTCGCTCACATGCTCTTGGCGCGAGGTTATTGCGCTGAGAATATTGTTACGATTATACTAGATCAAGAAGTGGAAGTTTTAGGCGATGATGGTCGCATTGGTATCAGACCTACTTTTTCACAATTCTGTTTCAAAGAATTTTCCACCATATTTGAGAGTATGTTTAGAGGAGATTTGCGAGAGGATAAGAGTGTGATTATGAAATACCCTACTGGGTTTTCTTACTTTGATAGCCTACCTGGTTATTTGGGTAAAACTTATACTCTTACTCCTTGCGAATGTTTCGTACATCGCCCACTAATAGAATCTCTCAGTATAGCCTTTTGGCCTGAGTGGAAGGTTTCTACGGTTGAACAAAGCTGGAACATAGCTTGTGGTTTGTTGATTGATAACCCTCATAATGCAGCTTGGCAAAATTTGGCTCGCGG